GAGCGCTTACGGTTCGGCATTCGAACCAGCGACGGCTTGATTAACCCCACGATAAAAGCAATAAAGAGAGCCAGAGATAAAAATGCTATTACGATATCCATGATTTTCCTTTGTGTGTAATCCCCATATAAAACAACCCCATGCTATCAAACATGGGGTCGAGGATCGCACATTTTTCAGGGATTAACGCCAGCTCTCATCTTCCCACACTTCCTGAAGGATGCTATCCAGCGCTTCGCGGTCTGAATCTTTATCAAACCCCATCAGCTCGACACCGGTCATGGATCCCTTTTTAACAATAACGCGCGTTGACGGGAAAACAGACTGTATTCGCCTGGTCAATTCGCACTGAAAAGCATCAATTACCGACTGGCCGATTTTTTGGTCTTTGTCCAGCGTGATATTTACTTTTACTTTGCCCTCCTTTGCAAAGGTTTCATCAATAGGCGGTGCGGAAAAAACAACAGAAAAATTATTGTTTTTCATTAGGTTGCCTCTTGCTATTTCCGCGATTAGATTCAGTGCGATTTCACGGTCTCTCTCCTGACAAGTACCTTCAGCCGTCAGACGCGCAATCATTTCGACCCGCTCAATCATAACGTGCTTGTTTAGCTCTCTATCCACACAACCTCCACTACGAGATACTGTATAAACATACAGTAGCACGTATTGGCAAAAAGTGTGAAGAAAAATCGCAGTCAAACATACTGTATGTACATGATATGGATGAATATTAGCGGTTATATTTTCGTTGCCAGCTCAGCTAAAGCCGCAACACGATTAAGAATTTTCCCAGCTTTAACCTGATGTGGTGACGCTGCGGAAAATATTTCTCCATTGGCCGTTCCGCGTAGCCATTTGCCATCAAAACAACTTTTACCACCGGCCATCAGGTGCAGGGCTTCGCCCCGGCTGATTATGATGCCGGTTGTCAGATGTATCTCTTCGATAGTTTTCGCTATAGCTGCGTTTTGCTCATCCGTTCCGTGGATGAATTTTCGTCGTATTGCTGGTTTTTGCTGCCTAAGTCGGTTGGTTAGCCCGCGTTTTTCACTTCGGCTTAGGGGTTGCGTTAAATCTAGTATGGGTGGATCACTTTCGCTTCCCGTACAGTTATTGACAGAACTCCGAGAGGGCGCAAGAGCGCCCTTAACTTCAAAACCTTCGGCCTGCGGCCGTTTAGCAACAATCTTCCACTGCGTGAGCCGCGTAATAATGGGCGTGCACTCGCCGACTTCTTTGTCATAAACCCCACGAATGCGCACACACTCTTCGCCGTATTCGTTAACCGCGTCCGTGCTTTCGTACCATGTGCGCACCTGAAGCTCATCACGGCGCACAAACGGGCCGCCCTGTGCATTAACGTAGCCTGCCCAGTCGCCTGCATCAGCGGCATCATGCACAAGCGCAAACTCCACGCTAAGCCCTTTCGCCGTTTCAGCGTCGGCCATCCGGCGCAGCTCTCGATAAACCGTCACCGGCGCGCCGCCCACAAACTGAAACTGACGAATACGCCAGCGGGCCGCCCAGGCTGAAACCGCCGGCGCAGTTTCCCTGAGCACTTCGCCGCTCTCGTCGTCGCGCTCATCATCAAGCGCGTAACCGTCGATATTTTTGCTGATGTATTTCGCCACATACCCGGTCGCGCTGCCCTTGTCCGGATCGATAGCTTCAGCGTGAAAGCGCGCCTTACGGGCTTTCTCGCTTTTAAGCTCGTGATGGTCTTCTTCACGGGCATAGCGGGTAATCACGGCGCGCACGCGGTCGACAACTTCCGGCAGCATAAACATCAGCATGTGCCAGTGTGGCGTGGCGTCGTGGTGCGGCTCGGCGACGCGAATACCAAATATGCGAATATCGTCGCGGTGCAGCTTCGCGCGAATGCGCGCCCACAGCCCGGTTAAATAGCGCTGTGTGTCCGCCGGGCTGGCGCCGTTCCATCTGCTGTTGCGGTAGCCGGCCTTTGTGGTGGCGTGGAATTTAGACGGGGCGGTCAGCGTGTAGAACTCGCCAACATAGCCGAGCTCGTTACAGATATTTTCGAAGCCGCGAATACGGGTCATCAGCTCGCAACGACGAATCGCCGGGTTGGCGACGCTACCGTCGTATTTTTCGATAAGGCTGATGCGGTTGCCTTCTTCATCTTCCAGCTCCATTCCCTTGAGAAATTCGCGTGTACGCCTTTTCTGTTCGCGCCACTCACTCACACAGCTTTTGCTGGCATAAGCGCTGTGCTTTTTGCTGACGTTCCCGAGCGCGATATGCAGATGCTCGCGCCATTCTGCGGCGACGCGGCGAAGGCGGCCCGTCCACCATTTTTCAGTCGCCATGCGCAGCACTGCCGGCCCTACATCTTCGGCGGTCACATATTTTGTGGTGATTTTTTCCCACAGAGGCGGGGCGTTTTTAAAGTGGCGGGTGATACGCGCGGCGCACATGTACGAGGCGTGCAGCGCCTTTAACTCGCTGCCCTCCTGGATTTCAACGGTGCCTAATTCAGCAACGATGAAATTGGCGATATCGCCGGCAAGCAACTCGATATCGGCTTTCGACATATCAGCCAGGCGGTTATAACGCGCGGTCATGTTCACAAGCCGCGTTGTCAGGTAACGGGCTGACACATCATCATCCCGGCCATCAAAAACCGGCAGGGCCACATCTGGCGAAATAGCCTCAATACGATATTTCGCCGCAACCAGTTCAAGGCGCGGTAATGCCTTCCGGGTGAAATTCACCAGAAAGGCATTAGCTCGCTGAACATCGTGCTCGCGCTCCAGCTCGTCGGCGCGACGGCGTACGCCGTAACGCACCAGGTCAGGCTGTTTTTCCAGCTCGTTACGCGCATGCAGCAGCGCCGCAATCATCCGATCGCGGCGACGCTCCTGTTCATAGGTCAGATATGGGCTGGCGATGGCCTCGTGTGGCGCGTTCCATGCGTGCAAAAATTCCGGCACCGTCACACCCCATCACGCAGTGGTTTACCGCTGCCCGGTCTCATACGGCGCCCCGGTAATGTGCGGATTTCAGCTCTGATATTTCCTGGCAGGTCACACAAAGCTCAACACCCGGTAATGCAGCGCGGCGCGCTTCAGGGATAGGCCCGCTGCATGATTCACAGAGGAAACGAGAAGGCGCAGCCTGTCGGCTGCGCGCTTTGTGGATATGGCGCTCGCGTTCTTCCTCGACGCGCTGCTGTACAAGGTCCATTGCATCGGCCATCAGTGCAGCTCCTGCGCTTCGCTGACAATCTTCACCGCCTCATCGCGCAGCAGCTCGGCGGCCTCGGTACTGGACAACCGACCATTAGCAATATGATCGGCCAGATTATCGAGGCGGGAGGCCATCACATCAGCGCGACCGCGACGCTCATCCAGACGCGCCTCGGCCAGCATCGAAACAATTCCGGCATCGTCAGGGCCGATTTGGGTTTTACGTGTCTGCATATTACGCATATTGCTTTCTCCTGAATTTGGGCAAAAAAATTCCCGGCGGGTTTACGCCATTAATTTCTTTACGGGTTATTTACTCGGGTAATACAGCTTCATGCAGCGAGAAACGGCGCGGCAGAATATCGCCCCATCGCGTTATTTCATTCATCGCCCTGATAAGCATTAAACGGCGAGGCTGGTCGAAATATTCAAACGGTTTTCCAACCTCATCGCCTTTGAATTTTCCCGGCTCCATGCGGTTAGCCAGCGTCATCACGACAAACTTAAAGTTATCGTCAAGTTTGTTGAAATTACGCAGCGCACCGTTTTGCGTCGCCTTTAACTGATGATGAAACCGCGCAAAACATTCCATACCGGTCATTTTCTCCGGTCTGGCTTCTTCACAACGGGCATTATTAAACGGCTGCGCACCTGGCTTAATTGGTGCTGATATGGTGTTTTGGTTCATACCGACTCCAGAAAAATTTTTATCCGGCTTATCAGTGAAGGTTTAGCGCTATTGCGCAGGCCGTTTAATAATGCCGACTGATCGCGGCTCGGGTGCCAGCGCTGACCTTTTTTACCGACTATCCAGCCATGTCCGTAATGCATGGACGGGCTTTGTTTTTTTAACAGTGAAGCAAAAGAGGGCTCCATGCTTCACCTCACATCAGGCCAAACGTGGCGCTAACGCCGCTCATCGTGTCAACCATGCTGGACATTGCCGGGTTAGCTTGTAAACGCGCCTGAAGCGCAAGCGCTGTAAGAGATAACATGCGAATACCCGCGTTAACGCTGTCGATCATGCTGTGCTTACGGGTAGAGGTCAGTCGCTCATCAGAGACCGCACCGCTCGCCAGTTCGCCGAGTTCACTCATTGCACGCATGACATAAGACTGCAATTTGTCTTTAGCCAGCTCATTAACTGGCACGCATGGCAGGCAATGGATCTGCGCAAGAAAGCCATCAACGAGGGTTGAGTCTTCGGTCAGGTCAGTTAGCAGCCACAATTCAGGCGGCGTTAACTGGTGAGGCTGTTCAGGGTTGAGCTTGTTACGTAACGTTTGAACGTTCATACCCGCACGCTCGGCCAGCTTCGCCATATTGTGCGCCTGCGCAAAAGCCCGGCACGCTTCGTCATAGTGAGGATGTTTGGAAATCTGAAAATCAAACATGTTGCATCCTTAAAACTCACATAAAGTGAATTAAGCGCCGATGACGAGTTGAAAACGGGAATGACCTAACGCCTTACGAAGCTGCTCTTCTTTCCAGCGTGCGTAATAAATTCGAATCGGGCCACCTGCTTTTTTGCAGCCTTTACGTATAGTGCGGGGTTCGATCGGTACACGAGGGTTGTCGCCGGTTGTCCAGCGGTAGGCGGTGCGTTCAGAAACCCCCTCAAGTTCTGCGAATTGTTGCAGAGTAACTATTGGTGCAGGCACTTTGATGATTGCGATTTCAGAAGCCATGTTGCATGATTCCCCTTTTGCTAAAGATTGCAATTAATAGCCATCTGTTTGCCAACGCTCGCCATTAATTGCCTAGGTTTAGACTTAAATTAACTCCCAAAATGGAGTTTGTAAATAGGTTAAAGCTACATGAGAATTGAAGGTCTTGGGTTAAACAATGAAGAAGTGTTAGATAGGATTTGCGAGGCTTATGGTTTTTCTCAGAAAATTCAATTAGCTAGACACTTCGAAATTGCATCAAGCTCTCTTGCTAACAGGTACAGTCGC